ATGATCAAACCACCTAAAGGTATCGAATTCCACCGTGAGTTCGCACCTGACATGAAACGTATGGTCCATGCTTTGGAGATTCTACTCAAGTCAAAACCAGCAGAACCAAAGGAAGTCACTCAGCCAGAACAACCGGTTACGAAAGAGGAAACAGCCTAAAGGAGTGCTGGACGACCCTCACACAACTGCATAGAGCGTCGAAGAGCGGGAGCGAGCGAAGATATGAGCCGCGCCTTAATACATTCCACCAATTCACCAGGTAAGGGTGATAACAAGGTCACGGTGGGGTCACTGCCAAGACTCGACGCTGCATGCAGTTGTGTGAAAGGAAAGTGAGGTGATCAATTTGGATGAACTCGATCATTTGGTTAAACGAATTGGCTGGTACACCAAGAAAGTCAAGCAATCAGCAAAATGGCCACGAGAGAAACGGCAACGTCGGCTCCCAAGACTTCTGGCTTACAAAGAAAGACTGCATGAGCTAATCAGAAAAAGAAAGCCCTCGGCTCATATGGATGCCGAGGGAGAGTCTGGAAAGTGAGCTTGGATTCATTGTACATCGAAAATCGAATAACGAAGGTAAGGATGGTGCGAACACATGAGCGACTTTGGCAGGCAATTGAGCCAGTCACTCCATGAGGCGGGGATGACTCAAATGGCATTCAGCTTCGAAACGAACGTCAGCAGAGAGGCAATCTCCTCCTACACAACGGGTAGGACTATTACGCCTCCAGATATTAAGTCGAAATCGGTGCTATTAACGGATAACCCATACCTGTCAATGGAGGCTGCTCAAGAGTCAACTGCTGGGACGAGCCCCGGAATCATAGGCGGTGATCGAATCGAAGTGAATCGTCACACCGTTCTGGATCGCACGGAACACGAAATGAACGAGCTATTGAAAGTGATTCGAGAGGCAGAGGAAAGCCTTATCAGTGCGCCGCCACGATCCTTAACAACACAGGAAAGGCAAGCAATCGAAACCTTGATCCAAGAGACATTGGATGTCGTCACAGCAAGTACAAACCTCGCAGCAATCCTTTGTAGAGAGTACAAGGTGTCATGGATTAAACAATGGGCTATCCACAAATCAAAGTGGATGAAAAACGGACTCATGAAAATGATGAAAGGGGTAGGGCTACATGAATAATCAGTACATGGTGTTTGATAAAGACCAGCTCATGATTATGATTGGGGCATTAGTGGAAGAGAAGGTCAGGGTTCAGCAAGCGGGTAATGCCTGGCAAGCAAAACGGCTTATCATCACGGCAAATACTCTTATCGAAATGTATGGTGGAAATCCCGGTTACTTGGATGAGGAACAGTTAGAACATGCTTCTGGAGCGTTAGAAAGAGCGGTTGAGAACCGTAGAGGTTTGGCACAAAACAAGGCGTCACAGGCTCTATGGCTTGCTGCTCGTTTACGGGAGGTAAAGGCAGAGCGGGAGAGGCGATTTCTTAAAGCACCGTATGTAATGGTGAAGGGCAAGCGGAAAGCGGTCCTTTTGAAAGCGAGAGAAGTCGCTGCATACCTACAATATGAAAAAACCGCCCGCGGCGAACGGACGGCTTAGAAAAACACTGTATCGGAAGAATACCACAACCACATAAGGAGGACAACCCCGTGAGTAAATCGCTTTTGGATAGAGGCATCGTAGCAGTAGAAAACATTGATTGGAAAGGTGATCGTTGGGCCGCATTTCAGGTGAACGGAGCTTTAAAAATCAGCGAATTCTCCAAATTGACTGAAGGGCAAGAAATAGTCTTGAAAAATTGGGAAGAGATCGAGCGATTGAGGAACTTTCTAAATAGCTTGAAGCCAGTAAAAAAGCCAGAGGAGGTTGTCATTCATGCAGCAACTGCTTGATTTTCCGGAGTACGTCGAACGGACAGAGCCTAACAGACAGCGGCAATTGGAACCCTTAGCTTTTGAGGTTGATGACAGCGGGCTTGAATGGACGGTGCGGGATGTTATTGAAGAATTGGAGCTTCTTGTTGAGGGGAAAGCAACGATGAATCAAGAGGATTTCGTAGAGGGGATAAGGGAACAGGCAAGACGCTTGATAAAGTAACGCGGGCTTCGGCCCTGCGTGGAAGATTCTGCGACCTCCTAGAATATGAGAGCGCACGTGAGGGAGTCTTCCACGGAGGTTCGAACCTCCAAGTAATACATAGCGAGGTCAAGACGTGGCGTAGGCAAGGAACTACAACGGCTGCCGTAGAGGTTGGGACGGTGGCGCCTCGCGAACAAATCCAGAGGAGGTGTGAAGAGTGGGGCAAGTGGCAGAAATGATTCTATCAGGTTTGCTTTGCCAAGTATGCGGCGCATATATGGACGATTTTGAGGAACCTGGACATCCAAGAACTTGCGAAGATTGCCAAGAAGAAAAGTAAAAGACCCAGCGCTGCAACGCTGAGTCTGATTCGAAGCATTTACCACTTAGCAGTATCGTAACGTCAACGAGCTGAAAGTGCAAGGAGGCGGAGCTATTTGAGTCTACAACAATTTGATCCAACCGAATATATGCAAGCACCTTCTCAGCCAAAAACGGCGGGGACTGAGGCGCTAATGACAAGACAGGCGCAGGAAGTACAAGCTGCAATGGTGATTGCAAAGCGGTTTCCGCGGGATGAAAACGAAGCATATGGTCGCATTATGAAGGCTTGCAGCCGCAAAATACTTGCTGAAAATGCGATGTACGAATATCCGAGAGGCGGACAAAAGGTTACAGGGCCATCCATTCGTTTAGCAGAAGTGCTGGCTCAATGCTGGGGAAATATCGACTCAGGAATTATTGAGCTGGAGCAGAGAAACGGGGAGTCATCGGTGATGGCCTACGCTTGGGACCTAGAAACGAACACTCGCCAATCAAAAACGTTTACCGTGAAGCATGAGAGGAAAGCGCGCGGATCGATTAATAAGCTAGATGACCCTCGGGATATTTATGAGCTAGTAGCAAATCAGGGAGCTCGCCGGGTTAGGGCATGCATTCTCTCGGTCATACCGGGTGACATTGTAGATGCTGCGATTGAGCAATGCAAAGTGACACTTGTTAGCGGTCATAAAGAGCCACTCTCGGATAGGGTGAGAAATGCGCTTGTGTTGTTTGAGAAGGAGCACAGCATTTCAAAAGAAATGGTGGAAAAATACATCGGTTGTAAGGTAGATGCCTTCTCGGAACATGACTTCATTCGTTTAGGAAATGTGTATCGTTCGTTGAAAGATGGCATGGGAAAGCGTGAGGATTACTTCGATATTCGATTATCTCAGGAGAATGGGTCGAAGCTGGAAGAACAATTCAAACAACAACAGCAGCAAGAGCAAGGTGGTGTAAATCCTGATGGTGGAGCTGAACAATCAGAACTACCACTCGATTGAGGCTGATCTAGTTTATATGAGCAACAGCCAGTACAAGGACTTCATTGAATGCGAGGCTAGGGCCGTGGCAAAGGTGAAGGGGGCTTGGATAGAGCCACCAAGCGATGCTTTGCTAATTGGTTCATACGTACATGCTTGGGCCGAAGGAGCGCTAGAAGAATTTAAGGCGAGCAACCCGGCACTGTTCACAAAAAAAGGCGAACTGTATGCACATTACAAGGTCGCAGACAAAATGATTGAAACATTGGCAAATGATCCGTTTATAACTTTCCTTCTGCAAGGAGAGAAAGAAAAGATCATAACAGCAGAATTTGCAGGAGCGATATGGAAGGCAAAGCTGGACGTTCGACATGCTGAAGGAGAACGGATCGCGGATATCAAGACAGTCAGGGATATCCGGGGGAAGCATTGGGATAAGGAACTTGGCTGCTATGTCTCATTCGTTGAGGCATACGGTTATCTGAGGCAGATGGCGCTTTACGTGGAGTTGGAACGAATCAATCACGGTCGCAGCCATTGGTACGATCCTTACATCATCGCTGTTTCCAAAGAAGATCCACCAGATAAGGAAGTAATCAGCATGGATACACACCGGATTGAAGATGAGCTGGCTGAGATAGAACGGCGTATGCCTCGAATCATTGAAGTAAAGTCTGGTTTCACGGAACCAAAAAGATGCGGCACCTGCCGATACTGCCGTGAAACAAAGAAGTTAAGCAAGGTCACACATTATATGGATTTAATTGCTTGATACGCCGAGGGGGCAGGGGATGGGCATAGCAGAATACGGGACAACGGGGTTTTACGTCCTCCCCCGTTTAGCCTTTCGTTGCAAAAGGGACAAATGGATCTTCCAAGAGATTATGAGCGAAGCGAATTTCAGGGACAACGAAAAGTGTAAACGTGGACAAGTTGTATTCATCATGAAGGACTATGCCAAAGAGACAAACTGGTCCGAGGATCAAATCAAATACTCGCTTAATCAGCTAAAGGCAATGGGATTGATCCAGTGGCAACTCTACCGAGGGAACACCAAAAACGGCTTGCTGATCACAGTCAACCATTATGATGAATTTCAAAATCTCGGTAGCTATAGCCGCCAAAAAGGGTCAGATTTTCCCGAAGAGAATCCCGAAGACATTCCACCTGAAATCCCGAAGATAGAGGGGGCCGAAAACCCTAATGTATCAAGGGTTGAAGGGGGTTCTGATGAACAGCTTTCCCGAAGAGATTCGGAAGAGAATCCCGAAGAGATTCCTGAAGTATATAAGAACAGCATTAAAGAACAGCATGTAAAACATAAAAAAGATTCTTGTCCCAAACGCACTAAACGCGTTTATGACGAGTCAACAGACGCTTTTATTTTGGCAAGGTATCTCCGCGACCGTATCCTTCGTTGGAAACCAGACGCTAAGGTTCCAGAAGCCACACCAGTTGCACTCGCTTCATGGGCAGATGATATGCGAAAGATGATCGAGTTGGACAAGCGTAGCAAATATGACATACAGCTTGTCATCAAATGGGCAACGGACGATTCCTTTTGGCAAGTAAATATCCTGTCGGCTGGGACATTACGAAAACAGTACGACAAACTGGATGGAAATATGCGCAGGAAAGTAGTTCCCATGCCTCAGGCTCGTGTGGACCATCCATCAACAAATACTCCAATTAGCCGTGGCTCAGACCAAATACATGCTGGATTTGAAAAGCGGGCTGCAAATGATCTGGCCTTCCAAGAAATGCTTTTTGGGAAAGGAGAGAGTCCATGATTGATCGCCTACAGAACCTGCCAGCAGAAAAGGCAACTCTTGGCAGCATAATCATGGAGCCGATGATCCTCGACGAAATTGAATTGATCTTGTCTCCAGAAGATTTTTCACACTCAGGACACCAAGATATATATAAATCTTTGCTCAGCCTTCGAGATAGAGGGGAAAAGATAGACCTCGTAGCACTAACCACCGAATTGAGTAATAAAAAACAACTAGATGCTATTGGTGGCGTACCGTACTTGACTAGTCTCGGTAGTGTCGTTGCCTCAGCAGCAGCAGTAGACCACCACGCTGAATTAGTCAAGGAAGCAGCAACGACAAGGAAAGTATTCCAATACGCGGAGTCACTCCGATCCAGAGTATTGAACGGGGAGTATGATTCTGCCGAAGAGCTGCTGAACTTGGCGGAAGAGAGAGTAGCTGAAATTCGACCAAGTCAACGCGGAGGATTGCAAGCAGTAAAGGACTTTATCCTCGATCACATTTCCATAATCGAAAACACTCGAACTGATAGTGGTTCCCTTCTGGGCAAGTCGTGGGGCATACCCAAAGCAGACATGCTTACTAGCGGAGCATGCGGCGGTCAATTAATCATCCTGGGTGCTAGACCTTCAGTTGGGAAAACAGCGTTCGCATTGAAGATGGCACGGACAACTGGCATTCAACCTGATAGCGATCCAGTTGCGATTTTCTCGCTAGAGATGAGAAAGGGAGATTTGTTAAACCGGATGCTCTCAGCAGAGGCCAAGATACCACTCTTGAAAATCCGCCACAACAAGATGAGCGAGGGCGAATGGCAAGTATTCACGCAGGTAAGTAACAAGTTTTATCGCTCTAATATCTACATGGAGGATAAGGGTAGGCAAGCTTTAAACGAGATCGTAGCAGAATCTCGGGCATTAAAACGCAAGCATGGCAAGGTGGGTATGATCCTAATCGACTACCTTGGACTGATTGGAAATAAAGGGCGTGGTCGTCGTAACCGCAACGTTAATCGTGATCAAGAGATCGGGGAGTATACTGGCACCCTAAAAGAATTAGCTAAGGAATTGGATTGCCCAGTTGTACTTCTTGCCCAGTTAAACCGGGATATTGATAAAGGGATTGTAAAACGACCGAACCTTTCAAGTCTTCGCGAAAGTGGAAATATCGAGCAAGACGCTGATGTGGTTGCTTTTCTACATAGGGATGACAGCGAAGAGTACGTTAATTTTGCAACAGGAGAGCCAATCAGCAAAGTTGAGCTCATCATTGCTAAAAATCGAGACGGATCGGTTGGAACAGTGAACCTTGCCTTTCGACGTGTGTTTCAGGAATTTATCGACTGGGATATGGCACCGGGGCGACAGGTACAAGAAACGTTGAATACCGGTTCCTAAACGGGAGGAGAGCAGTCATGAAACAAGGCAAACGACCTAGCAGGCAACAAAAAGAAGAATTGGAAGCACGCAATCTAAACCCTGCAAACTGGCTGGTTGAGCGCGATAGCACAACAGAACTGGTTTTGATCAATCGCTTCTCCGGTAAGACACGGACCATAAAGAAAGGGGCATAAGCTGTGCAAAGGCTGATTATCCCCTTGCTGATGGAGAAAAGACGGCGGAACAAGACAACAAGGAAGATGGAGAATATCTGGGTCGTTCCTTCATGGAATCATTTGTACACCATCGTCAAAAATGCGCCAACTCTAGGAAAGTGGGGAGAGCTTTATAAACAGCGTGTAGCAGAGGCTGCTGTTGAGTGGGCCATGGATAACGATTGGGTGATGATTGAGACCAGGAAGGTTATTCTACGCACTTGGATTTACTGGAACGATGCCAGAGAGAAAGACTGCCACAACACCGATAAAGCCTGGGCTGATGCTCTGGAAGGCATTCTTTACAGAAACGACAGTCAGGCATTGATACAGTATCAGGACTTTCAAATTGATCGGAGTAACCCACGTATCGAAATAGAGCCGATTGTTGGCGGTCTAATCATAAGAGACACGCCAGCACGAAAAAATAAACCATCAAAAAATCAGATGGCAATTAAATTCTAATCCAAGGGAGAGTGTGGAAAATGAGCAATCAAGCACAATTTACGGCACTGGTAAAGAAAATGGCAACGGATGATAAAAAAATGGTTTTGAGCTTGGAACTAGTCGGTAACATTGAGCCAACTTCACTAGTGAAATTAGTAGATATGATCGGTGACAAAGTGACTGTAAATCTTGGCAACCCACAAATGGCTATGGAATTTGACGAGGATGATAGAGAAGAACGTCGCGGTTTATCCGTCACAACAGATCAGTCTGGAGTGGTAACTCAAATTAGCGGAAACAGCGAGGAAGACAACAAAGATACTGGTGACATGGAGAACGAAGGTGACGAATCCTCAGAAAACGGGGAAGGCTCTGAAAACACCTCAATTCAAACCGAAGACTCGGAGAATAACTCACCTGATACAGAGCAGCAAAGCCAAGAAGAATCCGATGGCAACACGAACGACGGCGATCAGGAGGAAAATAAACAAGAGGAAGCTGTCGCCGCAATCGACAAGGATAAACTGGTGGCATTCATCTTGAGCGGACAAGCTCCAGCGTTTGAAGAAATGGAGTATGACTTCCCAGCATTGCTTGCACGAAAACAAAATGGCGAAACGTGGATTAAGATTGCGTCGTCCATAGGCACCTCGTCCTCCAAACTTCAAACAGCTTGGTCCAAATACAAGAAACTCGTTGCTGAACATATGGCAAAAAACGGTGAGGAACCGGGGGCAGCGTAAAGCTGCTCCTCTCCCCTAGAAAAGCGGAACCATATGACAGCCGTTAAACCGAAGCCGGAGCATCTTTGGAGACGTGGCTTTCCTAAAACCTCCGAGCAAAAGCGGATAAACGAAACCATCGTTAATGCGAAAGTGAACGACTGGAAAGTAGGCGGAGCATTGCCGCCTTGGAACGGGAGGAAGTAAGGCTACTCAGGATAACGGCGTCCATGACTCCCGAACAGTTCGTGGACGCCTCCATACACACGAACAGGAAGATCAGGGAACACGAGGGCAACATGACCAGCATCGAGCTGTAGAAGGTCGGAATCTTGTTCAATCACATAAGGTATCTCCATTGCAGTCAGGGCCTCTTTTAGATAGCTGATCTCAGACCACGCGACAGAGTAATAAAATGACTTTTCCATGAAACCAACTCCTTTGTGGTCATTATGACATACGGAGTTGGGACAAAAATAGGAGACGGAAGAAATGCATCCGTTTGTGGCTGGTGATAAAGTTGAACACCCGGAATTAGGCCAGGGAGTAGTCATACAATGGCAGCCCGCCAAGCTACTTGTTAAGTGGGAGATAGGGCGCATATTGCTCATTATGTTGGGCAATGTTCGTAAGGGCCGTCAATTATTTTACACAGATTTGGTATCCTTTGTGTTTCGTCTTCATAGCCAATGACACATGTCTCTACCTTAACTGGGATTGTATCATTGTATGTAGGATCATTAATGTCCTTTGGGTGGTGATATCCAAGATTATGCATTAATTCATGGAATGTTGTTTGTGTGAATGCAATGTCACTAAGTGAATCGATAAGATCAACATTAAACCAAATTCCTTTACAGCCGGGATATGCAAATGCATAAGCAGTCGGATCAGAAGAGTCTGCATTGTGAACTAGCATTTCGCTATAGTACATTTCTTTAAGCTTAGTGGTATCACTTTCTGTTAATACTGCACATGAATTTCTGGCTAGGATAGAACAAATAACATTATGCGCTTTTCTTATTCGTGCTTCAAAAGAAGGATCAGAAAAATTGTAACGAAAATTTGTGAGATGGTTAAGTCTCCATTCAGGTACACTTTTTCTTTCAAAGTAGTCTTTTTTGAACAAAAATAGCCTACGATGCTCGTCTTTTAAGTGGCAGTCTAAGAAACCACCAGCAAAATTATTTGCAACGGCATAATGGTCAACAATACTAAAAGCGGTAAGCATATCTCCCCAATGATTTATTAAGCGTGGTAAGCCAAGTTCGTTCCAGTGGATAAGTTTTGTTTCTACTGACTCAGGATTTAGTAATATTGCAGCTGCAGTTGAATTATGAAATTCATGAACAGGAAAGGCAGTAACGTATGCCTTATTTCCATCATAGATATCTGAACCTTGAAATCGCTCATGAAGAAAAATCATAGCGGAATCGTTTTGATGTATATCGGAAAACGAAGTCATCCTACCTGCTGCTTCTTTTACAAAAATTAAATCAAGACTGTTATCCGATTTAAACTTTAAAACCGGAAATGCCCCAATTGCTTCGGTCTCATTCCCATCAATGAATCTATGGGCACGTCTAAAAGTAGTATCAACATCATGTTCCCTCCAGACTCTCGTCATGGTCTTTCCTCCCTACCACATATTAGGGATAGTTTTTACTACGGACACCAATTTATTCTCTCTAAGGTTCTAACTGTAATCTTACGCGCAACTGTTAGGGATACTAATGAAAATACTACTGCTGAGGTAGGGAAGTGAGTCAATGAACGGCTCTATTAACAAAAAATATACCGTTCGAGTGGTTTCATCTTAATGGAGAAAGTCAGAAGTGGTTTGAAAATCAGATAAAGGAACATGGATGGAAAAGGGTTCGCAAGGGATGGGATTTGCACGAAACGTTACGACTTAACTTGATGTGTAGGGAGTAGCTGGCACAAGCTACTCCTGGATAAAGATGCGTAGAGTGATCACCAAGGGACTGGTGGTGGTGGTGGAGGATCATCACTTATAGGAGGAATCGTTGGTGGTTTAGGATTTATTCCAGGTGGTGAATCTGGTGGTGCATTCGGTGGCTTCAATACAGGTGGTTCCCAAGGAGGTGGAGTAGGTTGAGGTACTGCACCGGGTGGTGGGAATACTGGATTTGGTAATTGAAAGTCAGGTGGACGGGGAGAATTAGAATTTGGATTTTGATTTGATGGTGTCAAACAGAAATACCTCCTTTTTTTTAGCATCTGGTGATGGAAAGGAAATTATACAAAGTAGTTAGGGAGGAAAGTTGAATGTCTGAAACGACAAACTGCCGTTATTGTGGGCACAACATAGATCCTGGAATCGCTCTTCATAACACTGGCAAGCCAGACGTTTGCGACAATTGCGCCATCTAAGAGATGGAAAAGCGTAGAAAGGAACAAGAACGTGTCATTGAAATGCTGGCAACGAAGGTGATGGGATGGGAAAAGCATGAAGTAGAGCTGGACCTAACCGATGGAGGGACGCAAAAGTTCTTCGACTCTTGGAAGATGAATGGAATTGAGGTTGCAACTCACTGGCGCCCACTCCACAACATAGCCGATGCGTGGATGATCGTAGAGAAGTTCAAAACATTGCGAGAAACTAACTATTTGGCGTACCTAGTCTTTTATGAGAGCATCCCAAGTAGCATTTATGCCATAACCCCGAGAACAATTTGTGACGCTGCTTTGGAAGCTTTGAATGTGGTTGATTAACAAATCGGTAATTGAGGAAAAAGGTCCAATTATCTACTTAGGACAAAACAAAAACCCACTGTCGCCAGTGAGTTTATACTTTAAAAACTTATAATTTTTTAGTAGCAGAAATCATAAGAATTTCCGCATCCTAGATAGCTGCACATAATCACAGTCAATGGTGGAAGGTCTCCTTGTACTTGATTTACGAATTTCACCTGGACATCTAAATCAAACAAATCTTGTTTTTGCATTGTTAGCCCCTCCTAATAATGTAGTTATATTTACAATAAACGGTAATACAAAAACGGTTTTTAGTAAAGTGCATGAATAGATATTTAGTTTTGTAGAGAGTACGGATGGTGAAGCCGTTACTTCGAAATGGGTAACACAACACACGATTTGATAAATTAGGTGAGCAAGCGGCAAGCTCAGTGCTTAAAAAAAATACCCCCGGATTATACCGAGGGCCGTTGATGGATACTTCTTTTACTTCTTCTTGGTTATTTCCAGTTTGACACCTTTTGTTGGTTCTACAGCTAACGTTAGTGGCATGAGGGTATTTTTTAATGTAACCACATCCCCAGCGTTTAAAGTCAGCTCAACACTATCGGTTACTTCACCTGGGACTACAAGGATGGTGGTTTTCTTAGCAATACCGTTTACAGTAAGTGCTATCTGACCACCTGGAGGAGGAAATCCAGCAGTAATGTTAACGCTGTAATCAAACTGGTAATCGCCAGATTCACTCACGATAATCGCTGCTGTTCCTGGCTGATGAATCACACCATTTAAATTTTCGCTAGAGCTGAAAGGAATATCAAGCCCAGTGAAAATCATGTTCGTACTGCTGTTTGCTAAATAATAGAAACTGCCAACCACAATTTCGCTATTCTCGACTTGTCCCCTTCTGTTTTTGAGGGGTTTCATTCGAGCCTACACCGTGCGGGCGACTTTCATCGCACACGGCGTGCCATCAACGAATAAGAAAGAAAATTTACAATGGGCAATTTCATCCTATCAAACTCGTCTCACAAAATTCTCACAAAAAACTCGTAAATGTTCTAGAACGATAAATACCAGCAATGCAGCATTTGACAAAACAATCGATGTGATAAATAGGAGGACTTGTATGGATGAGTCAATGAAGAAAGAAATTGAAATGGTCAAGCAGCGTGACAGATGTGAGGATTGTGTGTGGCAAGGTAACATCGATTTCTATTGTGATGATTGTAGACTTGCTGAAAACGGGAGATATTTTGACCCTAATATGTTTTTGCCACGGACTCGTAAAGCGGAGGTCGTCTAAATGAAACGTGAAATGTCAGAAAACCTTAAAAACATTACTATCGGACAAGTTTTGGAGTATCGAAAACAGAGGCAAGAAGCAAAAACGATGGGGGAATTCAAGGCTTTGGGCAGGGAAATCCGAGACAGGCACGGACTAACGGATAGGGAAGCAATCGCTTTGCTTAGCCTAGAGATTGATATCCAAGTTTAACAAAACATTACTTGTGAGAAGGACGGTGCAATATGAAATCTGAGGCAATCGTTCGAGAAATAACACAAATGACGGATCAAGCAAAGACGATGGGCGAGCTGCACGAGCTGCTGAACACTATCGCTTATACAATCGGCGGAATGGTTTGCCACTTTGATCAAGATGAGCGGTCAAAGGTGATTATTGGCCTGACTGAATCAATTGGTTTAGGGCTGATGTACACATCAAAGTCGCTAGGTGAGCCTTGCAGCATTGAAATGGTAGTGGGGAGACGAGAAAAGGAGGAAACCTCTTGAAAGCCATAACCATCCACCAGCCGTGGGCAACGCTGATCGCCCTCGGGGAAAAACGATTTGAGACACGAAGCTGGTCAACTAGGTATCGCGGGCCAATCGCGATCCACGCCGCTAAGAAAGTGGACAAGGATATTTGCTTGGAGGAGCCTTTCCGCAGCGTGCTGGCTAAACATGGGTACACCGTAGATAATCTTCCAACTGGTGCAGTGGTTGCAATTGCAAACCTCACTGAGTGCTGGCGTAGTTTAGGTGAGGGGTATTTGAGTGGCGTGCCAATTCTCCAGAATGGGATAAAAGGTCAAACAAAACAGATAAGTCCCCAGGAGGATTCGTTTGGATGGTTTGAATCGGGACGGTACGCCTGGGAAATGACAGACGTAAAGCAAATCGATCCGGTGCCAGCAAAAGGGCAACAAGGGCTATGGAATTGGGGAGGGGAACGGGATGTCTGAATTAGACAACATGCCAGATGTATGTAAGAGTTGCCCGGAAAACTACTATTGCAGCTTAAAACCGGATATGTGGAATTGCGAAGCAGAGGAGGAGCAGGATGCAAGCAGGACGTGAGATAAAGTTCCGGGTATGGGACGGCGTTTTACAATACATGATTTATTCGGAGGAATCACGATCCATCAGTAGTTTTTTCGCTGATGTTGAAGGAAAAGAAAAAATGAATGTCATGCAATTCACTGGTCTCCGCGACAAAAACGGAAAAGAGATTTTCGAAGGAGATATCTTGAAGCAAAATTACAGGGCTGAAACTGGTAGTTACGATGATCGGATATCATACGAAGGCCATCATATCGGACCTGTAATCATTACAGCAAGCAAAGGTGTATGCATGAAGAATCCGCTTTGCTACTCAGTTGAAACAGACGAAATTAATCGGTCAAGACAGTACAAAAACGTTGCGAGCTACCGTTGTGAAATCATCGGTAATAAATTCTCAAATCCTGAACTGCTGGAGGTGGGTAAATAATGCAATCAAGACGGGTTGTTAAGTTCCGAGCATGGGACCCAGATCGTGAAAAGATGATGCATCCGATGGTTCTGAATTGGTGGCAGGATGAAGGTACGCTAGCATTCCGAAGCGAGTTCATTGACAAAGAAGAACCGCATGAGTGCACTTCAAAATACTTGGACGAAGTGAATTTACTGCAATACACAGGATTGCGTGACAAGAACGGTAAGGAGATTTATGAGGGAGACATCGTTCATGTCCCGGATCATGATTGGAACGGCTATGTCATGTTCACAGGCGATTGCCAGTATGCGTTGAAAGGAAAGACTGTATTGGGTAATGACGGATATCTTTTATTCACCCAGATTTACATAAATAAGTGCGAAGTCATCGGTAACATCTACGAGAACCCTGAGCTCCTATAAGGTTAATAACAAAAGAGAAAATTGTATGTTTTCCATGTAGAGTTGTACCTTTCCCTCTTATAGGAGTTTGCATAAAGTATAGCAAACTTTCAAAAAGGGGGATGAGCGATGAGGAAAAATAAAAACAGCATTCGTGGCGGAGTTTCCATTATTACTTGCACGAACCGACCACATTTTTTTAATAATATCATCGCTAATTATAAGACCCAGTTGTTTCGGGTAAAAGAGTTGGTAATTGTGATTAATAAAGATAGCATGAGCTTGGAAAAATACCGAAAAAAAGTGCGGGGATATAAGAACATTTCTATCTACAAAGTTCCAGAAAGGGTCTCTTTGGGCAGATGCTTAAATTATGCGGTCAGCAAAACGAAATACCAATTTATCGCAAAGTTCGATGATGACGATTACTACTCACCATATTATTTAAAACAGCAAATGAATGATCTTCATCGTACAGGAGCTGACATTGTTGGGAAGCGGGCATATATGGCTTATCTCCAAGCAAGAAAGCTACTAATTTTACGTTTCCCTAAACAGCAGAATAAGTTCTTAGGGGCGCTTGCAGGGGGAACCATATTATTTAGAAAACGTGTATTCAACCGAGTACGTTTTGCTAACGTTTCACTAGGGGAAGATGGAAGATTTATAAGAGCCAGCCGAGCCAGAGGCTATAAAATTTACGCTTCTGCTCCTCGTAATTACATTGCGGTTCGTAGAAAAAACAAAAAGAGTCATACATGGACCGCTGGAGACAGATATCTAATGTCGGGAAGTCGGGTTCTGGCGAAATCGATTCGGTTACGTAAACTCTCTTCCCGAAAAATAATCTAGCAGATGAACAAGATTAGGAATCAAAATAGTATTTCAAAAAAATAGCCCCCCAGCAGGGAGCCCGTAAATATGTTCGGCAAAAACATTATAGCATGGGCTGCCACGAGGGGGAATCTGGAAAATGAGCGCACAGGTACAGGAACAACTGTCATTTCTGCAACCAGTAAATGAAACAGAAGTCAGAAAGGCCGTTGCGAAGGAATTGAAAAAATACAAAGCCCTCCGTGTTGCTGTCCAAAACAAACAGGAGCTTCAAGCGAAGGGTATAAGTCAGTTGTTTCCACGCCTTCAACAGACGGAAACGACAAGTGAGTTGAAGGCACGCCAAATCGAACGAGCGCTACAATACTCGTTGGATGAGGTAGAACGCCAGATTATCGAAGAAAAGTACCTCAGCACTTCACAGGTGAAGGATATCAATGTCTATTTAGATTTGGGCCTGACTAAAGACCAGTATTATCCGAAAAAGAAAGAAGCTATTTTTCAAATTGCTACGGCACTCGGGATGATCTGAGTGCCTTTTTCATTCAAAAAGGTCGATAAAATCCCGATAAAATACCGCACAAATTAACGGATAAAAGGCAGGACGATTTGAAATGCCTGAATCGGTAATCTTGAGTCAAGAGCAAGCGACATCGGCTCTTGGGAGATACCGCCTATCCCTTATCAATGGTGTACCTGAGCGAATCTATGGGTGATGACGAATGTGACCTTACGAGAGGGGGATATTCTGAGCCTGAACGCACCAGTTGCGGCGAGCGTAGCAGGGAACCATGCAATTATCTTTCATTGTATGCATTACAGCGGTTTTCAAGTTTTGGGAACCCCTCTCGGAGCTTTAGGAAATCGCGAATTACTCTGCTGGGATTTACCGGACAGGGGAAAACATGCGAGGCATACGGCTCCGGCCTCTCGCCCCTTGTCCTGTATCTCTCATAATCGTTACGCCGATCCTGCCCTAAGAGTGTAGAGGATTTTTTCCGGTAAGCAGGGGCAAATGCTTATTGATTGTTCTGCACCGCCTCCGAAAGTCTGTGACCGCAACAGGCAAAAGGATTGGCTCGCGGCGGAGGCCCCTGCCGAAGTAAGTGGGGTTTCCTATAGACAAACTGAGTCACCTTCAATCAAAATAAAGTACGGAGGGTGATTTTATGGAATTGTTCGAAATCGTTGTCTCTTTTGGTGTTGGGGTTGTTTCTGGGTTGGTATCAGGGGTTATTGTCGCAAAGTACTACAAGAAAAAAGAAACTGAAGACGCATTTATTTTATCTTTATTCGAGGAAAAACAAAAAACTGCAAGATATCTTCAAGGGTTACAATTAGAACTTAAGATCATTTCTGAGGCTTTAAATAAAAATGAAGTCCCAGATCTTTCTGAAATTCGTAGGCAATTAGCGAATCCACCAAGAACACCTACTTTTGGAAGTGAAAAGATATCGGAAGTATCTAAAACGAGAATAAGTACAAAAATTGATATAGTTACTAAAGTAAAAGATTCTATAGATAGTGGTGAATTAAACACAAAAATCCTATTTTTGTTAGACAGAGAGTTGTTCAGAGCGCAGATAGAAGTGTTGGAAATAGAAACAGTAAAGAAATGACACTACTCTATTGGGGGTGGGTGAAATGTAGTGCGCCAGTTTGTTGACTCAGTTTCAGGAGAAATTTTCTATACCGAGGAAGTGCTGCGCCGGTCGGACGAGATTGTAAAAGTATTTCGACCTGTAGGCCGCAGCTCAAAATTCGTGAAGATCAAAGCCAGCCAAAAGGCAAAGCGACGGCTCAGAAAGCTGTCACTCGCTGAGGCTGGCTTTTTGTTGAAAATCGCTCCATATGCCAGCGAGGGAACTAACCTCTTGCAGGGTGATAATGAGCGCGGACAAAAGGGGATGCCACTTACCGTCAAAGACCTTGCCCGCATCGCAGACTGCTCCTATCCAACAGCACGTAGGATCGTGAAGACATTCGTGGAGCTGCACATAATGCGTCGAACTGACTTGGAAGGACGGTCAGCATTGGCAATCAATCCACTGTATTCTCTCAACGGGAAGACAGCAGAAGCGTGGCTCCTGCACCTATTCAGCCAGGAGATTACAGAGGCAGGAGAAGACCCAAATTTAGACTAGGGGGTCGCCAGAAGCCAACAGCCAGCCAAGTCATGAAGCTCTAAACCTCAACCAGATTTTTTGCGGTGAAAGAAAACATATACTTTTCTACTGGAATAGTAGTCGTTTCATTACACCCCCAAAATACGGAACCAGCCCAACAGCATCAAGGCATACAGCAATTAAAGGGCTGGCAATATTCTTAATTCTTACTTTATCGCCACGAAGGAGCTGAACAGCATGGACATACGGAAAATATCAGTCTCTAAAATTAACCCAGCACCGTATAACCCACGGGTAGATTTGCAGCCGGGTCACCCCGAATATGAGAAGCTGAAACGATCCATTCAAGAGTTTGGCTACGTCGAGCCACTGGTATGGAATGAGCAAACAGGTAATCTCGTCGGCGGGCACCAACGCTTTAAAATCCTTGTAGAGCAAGGAGCATCTGAAATAGAGGTTTCTGTTGTGTCCTTGGATGAAATCCAAGAGAAGGTTTTGAACGTTGCATTGAACAAGATTAGCGGTGATTGGGACACAGATGCTCTCACGCAATTGCTTGTTGAATTGCAGCAGGAAGGGGTAGACATTGCTTTATCGGGCTTTGATGATGTAGACCTCAAGCAAATGGTCGGAGAGATTGAGATACCGAATTTCGAAGCTGGCACAGAAGAAGACCAAGGGGATTTAGGGGTTCTGAATTCAAAACTGGTGAAGTGTCCGCACTGCGGAGAGGAGTTTGAACATTGACGCAGTTAAAAGTGGCTTGGGCAACCTATGAAGCGGCGAAATTTGCTTGTGAAAACTTCCACTATAGCAAATCTCTCCCTGCTGGGAAGCTAGTGAAAATAGGAGCCTGGGAAGATGACAAGTTCATTGGAGTTGTTATTTTTAGTCGTGGAGCCAATAGCAGGATCGGTTCACCTTACGGCTTGACCCAAACAGAATGTTGCGAATTGACAAGGGTTGCGCTTACCAATCACAAGTCATTCGTGTCTGAAATATTGGCAAAGGCAATCAAATTCTTGAAAGAGCAGTCCCCCAATGTTCAATTGATAGTGAGTTATGCAGATGTAGAACAAAATCATCATGGCGGAATATATCAAGCAACCAACTGGATTTATGAAGGGAAGACAGAAGGTGAACGATACTTTGTCATCCATGGGAAAAAAACTCACGGGAAATCAATTCATTCGAGGTATGGGAAGGGAAGCCAACGATTGGATTGGATCAGAAAGAATATTGATTCCCATGCTGAAAACTACACAACACAAGGAAAACATAAATACCTCATGCCATTAAACAAGAAAATGCGTAAAAAGCTTCTAGCTTTGCATAAACCTTATCCAAAATAAAAAGGGAGACGCGTCAACGTCCCCCTGATCACCCCGGCTGAGATAGTGGAAACCCGTGCGCACGGAATCCAAAAGCCACTATCTCGTCATCCATCATAACATGGAAAGCCGAGGGTGTCACAGCTATGAACAACAGTGAAATTGACAAAGATGCGCTACTTTTACAACATGAAGCCCAAATATTGCAGCAAATCATGGAGTCGAGAGCCCAGTATCGTAAGGTAGTACAAGCAGCTATCGCTCAGTGGGTCAAAGAACTGAAAGCTGGCGAAATCAAGATACAAACTGTAGATGATTTCCGAAAGCTCGTTGAGATGGACTTGGAATTGCTCAAAGGCGAGTGAGATGGTGTCAATAAGGTAGCTACGTATTATTCGAGTGAGTACCCATCCAACTACTTTGAGAATGACAGAAATGAATTTGTCCTTGCCAGAGTTCTTAGTTTTAGCTTGGTTTTTTTGCATAATAGAATCAATCCCCTTATTTATATTTTTGGTCTTCCCTCAGTAACAATCGTTCTTGTAAGGCTGGGCGTTGCGAAGAAAATGAATTTTTTCTCGATGGTGATAAAGACCCTCTCCTTTCATAGGTTTAATGTCGCAAAGCAGATGAGTTTGTGACTTTCAGAGGAGTAAAAGTTTTTTAATCTCCCTATTCCTTAAAGAGCCGCCAACGCTGCTCGTTATACCGATTTGGCAACTCAGGTAAAACAACTCAGACTCTACGGTGCAGGAGGCTCATAATCGAGTTCTAAAGGTGATTGGCTATACACAGGCGGGATACACCAACAAAACGCAAAATAGGGACGATTCTGACGGTCTGTCGACCTGTCTGATTGTCCCTCTACTCCTAAAGCGTTTAGGCGACCTGAATTTTTTCGACTTGCATACTGATATAGCAGTGGTTACAGAGTCAGTACCACATACGAGCCCTTCGGATTCCAAGATTCCAAGGGTTCTTTCTTTTATCCAAATCAAAGGCGGTGAGGTGAAATGTAATGGCAAGAGAACGAAGTCCAAACCGCAACAAAGCATTCGAGCTGTGGCAGGATAGCGGCGGAGAAATACCGTTGAAAGAGATTGCCCAAAAGTTGGGTGTCTCTGACTCTCAAGTTCGCAAGTGGAAGAATCAAGACAAATGGGACGAGAATCTCAAAGGTAACGTTACCCATGAGAAAAGTAATGTGATCAATGAATCGAAAGGTAACGTTACCAATCGCGGCGGAGCACCAAAGGGAAACAAAAACGCCCTTGGCAATCGCGGCGGACAGGGTGCCCCCAAAGGAAACAGGTATGCTGTTGGCAACAATGGCGGCGCACCATTACAGAATCAGAACGCCATTAAAACAGGTGAGTATGAAACCATCTGGCTTGATACCCTTGACGATGAAGAACGCGAACTTTACGAGCAAATTGACCTCGATCCATTGGCTCAAGCAAATGAGCAGATTCGTTTTTTTAGTATCAGGGAACGTCGGATGATGATACGGATTCGAAAGTTTACGGAAGGGTTAACGGAGAAACAACGTCGTGTCTTGCAGAAGAGACTCTCCATCAAAGACCCGATCAAAGTTGATGATGAGAAAACAGGCGGGACCAAAACAGTTGTTCTAACACGCGAGGAATTGGTAACAGCAGAAATTGAAGAGACAGAGTATCGAGCAATTGAAGATATCCTGGCAGTTGAAGAAGCACTGACCAGAGTCCAAGACAAAAAATTGAAGGCAATACAGCTCAAAGCACAATTGTTGAGCAACGGCGGCGGTCCTGAGAAACAGATCACCGTCCGGAGGTGGTCACGTGACAAGTCTGGAACTTGACCTCGATCCATTCGCGGATTGGACACCTCATGAAAAACAAATTGAAGTTATGGAATGCGATGCCCGAAACGTAGTCATGAACTGTGGTCGTCGTGGTGGTAAAACGAACGTGGGCGCCCGCAAGTTTTTTGATAAAGTCCTTTCAGATATTGAGGCAGACAAGGGTTTGCCATACAAGCCCCCTCGGAATCTGAAAGTGATGAAGAAGCCTAAGCCAAGGCTTGAATACTGGTGTGTGTCTCCGACATATTCCATGTCAGAGATTCAGCAGGAAGAGCTGGGTGCGGTCATTCCAGAAGAAATGATCGAGAGCTGGGATTTATCCAAGAATCGGGTGTGGCTGAAAGGGTACATTCTCATTCAGTTTAAATCTGCCGACAACCCGAAGACGCTAGTCGGTAAAGGGCTGGATGGCGTGTGGCTTGATGAGGCTTCCAAGATGAAGGAGCAGACTTGGAGCGGATATCTCTCTTATGCTCTCGCTGATAAAGGCGGCTGGAGCGTTTGGACGACTACGCCTGAGGGAATGAACTGGTTTTATCATGACATCGTATTGAACGGGCAGCACACGCAGGCAGGCGGTCAACTGGACGAATATCGTAATGACCCTGAATGGTGGAATTTTTACTGGACGAGCAAAGACAATCCGCTGCCAGAATTACAAAAGAATATTCAGCGCATGATTGAAACCATGCCGAAACGATATGTGGACCGGGAGATTTTCGCCCGGTTCGATGTGTTTTTTGGGCAGGTTTATGAAGAGTTTAATCGTTCGATTCATGTCGTACCGCGCGCGCTTTGCGAACAGAAGTTCAAAGATGGACATTTTGTTCACATTGAGGCGGGCAAGGACTGGGGCTTTACGAACCCCGGCGTTACTCTTGTTGGGGCAATGACTGCAAATGGCGAGTTGTGGATCGTGGATGCGATCTATAAGGCTCAGATGGAGATTCTTGTTCCCGGCAGTTCAGATTGCTGGGTGGCTCAAGACAAGGAGCTCATGAAGAAATGGAGAATCAGCCGATTTTGGTGCGACTCAGAGAACGCCAGTAACATCAAGACGTACCTGACCAATGGTTTGCCAGCCAAGGCAGCACAGAAGCACGTAAAAGAAGGGATACGGGCTGTCTCTATTTTGTTCAAAGTGAAGAGTGACAACGGCAGGCCAAACATTTTCATTTCTGATCACTTGAAAGAAGTCATCCAAGAGTTGACCAACTATCGTTATCCAGAGGGTACTACTGGTGATAGTGCTGAGGTGCCATTAAAAGAAAATGACCATGCAATGGATTCATTGCGATATCTGGTTTGGAACAGCAAGGTGTTCCGTCAGTTTCTTATCAGTCGTTTCAAAGTTATCCCTTGGAAAATACCTGAAAAAGCATCATGAGAAAAATGAAGGGGGTGAGAAATCATGCAAACGATGCTTTTGGAGCAGTTTTACGAAGAGAACAAAGCTAATAATTCATGGCGTTGGGTATCAGACCTGATAAAAAAGCACAAGACGAAGGACTACTCGCTCATGCGGAAGTATGTCGATGGAGACCAGGACATTCTCTACAAGCAGGAGGAAAAGGGCAAACCGAATAACAAAATCGTCTTAAATTTTGCTCGGAAAATTATCGATTTCGGTACTTCATACATTGCTAGTAACCCTATTCGCTTTTCTGCCAATGAGGCAGGAACAGACGTGGAAGAATACGTTAAAAAGCTGCAAGCTGTCCTGATGGCTAATGATGAAGAGAGCTTGTCTTATGACATCATTGAGGACGGGTCAATCGATGGTGAAGTATTCGAATACTATTACTTTGACGAGGATGGCCAGATTTGCATTGCCGAGTTCAAGGCGGACGAGTGTATCGCTGTGTATGACACCACCGTTAAGGCGAAGCTCATTGCTGTCATTCGCTACTACACATTGACGGATGCCACTAAGAACACTAAGACCATGTTGGTTGAAGTATACGACGAACAAGAGATCACGTATCTTCGACAAGAAGGCTCAGCGCTCATATTGGACACTGGTCGTGAAGAGAATCCGGCGTTACACAACATCACGGTTCAGATAAAGGACCAGGACGGTAAGGTTCAACAAAAGGCTGTTGTCCCATGGACGCACTACGTCAATCGACGGCGGAAGCATCAGCAAAACCGCGATGATGGGATGGTTGAGGGGATGGGCGATTTGTCAGACCTGAAGCATCTTATGGACGCGATTAATAAGGCTGTCACTGGTAAGGTAGATGTGCAGGAATACTTCAAGAATCCGAAAGTGCTGTTTGAGGACCTCGATTTGGACGATTTGATTCTTTACGATCCAGAAGGGAACCTAATCACCGATGTGGAGAAGAAAAAACAGTACCTAGCAAAGATGTGGTCCACGTCTCAGATTCTTGTCGGCGGAAAGGCGGTGCCAATCACTTGGGATCTGCAAGACCAGCACGAAGAGAATACGATCAATCGTCTGATTGAATCCATTCTCGATCAAACGGGAACACCGCACCTGCGGCCTGATCAAGTGGGAACAGCGGCGTCAGGAATTGCACTAAAGCTACTCTTTTACCACGCCGACATTAAAGCAGGTATCAAGATGCGTCAGTACGGCAAGGGATTCCGTAACCGAATTCGCATTCTTACTGGCATGTTGAATCAGAAATATCGTATGCAATGGGATTATCAGGCTGTCGACGTGAAGTTCGCGAAGAACATGCCGGTAAACTTAGTGGAAATGGTGGAGATCGTAACAAAGCTAGTTGGTCAGTTGTCCCATGAGGAAAGGCTGGCTCTATTGCCGTTTGTAGATGATCCGCAGGCATCCCGTCAAAAGTTGCTGGATGAGCAAGTCGAAGAAGCTGAGCGCAGAATGAGGATGCTGGACCCTGATGCTTTAGAAGACGAGGAGCCTCCAGAAGATGACCCACCGCCTGATGGCGAGCCTACTGAAGGTGTAGCGGCATGAGCAGAGAGGAACGTTATCAAGAGGAACTGGAAGCGAGACTCGAAAAGCATGGGGTCAAATTAAAAAAGCTGTTCTCCAAAGCCAATAAAAGCATTGTGCAAGAAATTACTGACCTCTACGCTCGATTTGCTGAAAGCGGAGAAGAATTAGTGTCCTTGATATATAATGCCGCACGTCTCGACCACATCATGACAAGTATAAAAACTATCCTGCACACTCTCCGCATAGAAGAAGAGCAGCAGTTGCGAATTACATGGGGAGAAGAGTACAAGCTCAGCCTATTCCATCATCTCTATTTTCTTGAACAGGATGCACAAGTAGAGGTTCGGCTTCCACAGATCAATACCGGGATGGTGCTTGCTGTATTGGAGCGACCATGGAAAGGCAGGCATTTTTCCAAGCGGATTCGCATGCGTACTGACCTGTTGGCGGCAGCAATGGAGGATGTAATCACGCAGGGCGCAGCTCAGGGATGGGGTGTGACCCGAACAGCTAAGGAAATAACGAAAAGGACAAAAGAGAGTTGGTCAAGCGCCCAGCGCCTTGCTCGTACAGAAATAAACCGGGCTGCTGCCCAAGGGCAAACGATGGCTTACCAAGCCAATTCAGATATTGTGAGCGAAAAGGAGTTTTGTGCCACATTGGACAAGCGTACTTCTTCTGAGTGCCGCAAGCTGGACGGTAAAAGATATCCGCTTGATTATGACACGGCCGACAATCCAGGGCGTGAGGGTGAACGTATACCTAATCATCCTAATTGCCGATCGTATTGGCGGCCTGTCATGAAATCGAAGGTCTTGGAGAAGCTGGAACGCGAGCGCTCTTACCGGATTGATCAGGAGAGAGGCTACACTTCAGCACGCACCTATAAAGAATGGGCAGAGGCAAAAGGATTGCCCCAGTAGCATCACATTGAAATCGTGGTGTTTTTTTTATTGCCTGAAAGGAGGCGAGATCGATGTGATCAAGATTCAAGCGTATCTGGACGACGGTGAAATGAAAATACATGCCGTTGGACATGCGAATTATGCCGAGCATGGAAAGGACATTGTTTGCGCTGGAATTTCTACTATCATGCAAACCGCGTTGTTGGGAATTCAAGCAATAGCACAGCAATATCCTGAACATGTTTCACTTGAAATTCAAAACGAGGAAGGGGAAGGTACGAAGTGAAAAAGTCACAATGGTTATTTCGCTTGCAACGATTCAATGATGGAGGAGGGGAAGGTGGGCAAGGTGGTAACGATGGAGGCGGTGGTTCCGGTGGAGCTGCTGGAGCAAATGACGGAGGCGCACAACAAAATGGTGGCGGCGATAAGGGCGGGGAAAGTAAGCCTGCGGTAGCGTTTGGCTCTAAAGAGGAATATGATAGCGCCCTTCAAGGTGCAGTCAGTGACTTCCTCAAAGGGCTGGGGATTGAAAAGGCTGACGATTTAAAAGGAATCGTTGATTCCCATAAGCAAAAGCAGGAGGCTGAAAAGTCGGCTGAACAAAAGCTCATTGAACGTGATACCGATTTGAAAACTGCCAATAGCACGATCCAAAGCATGCGCGTTGAGAATGCCTTCACCTTGGAAGCAATCAAGCAGGGGGTTGACCCGGACAAACTGTCTGATGCCATTCGTCTGGCTGATCTGTCTAAGGTCGAGGTGACAGATGCAGGAAAGGTAAAGAACATTGATAAGTATGTTACTGAACTCATCACTTCTAAACCGTGGTTGAAGTCAGATGAAACGCCGCGGGGAACAACTCCTGGAGCAAGGCCACCCGCCAATGAAAAGTCTACCATTCCAAATATCTCAGACCTGCGTAAATTGCAGCGAATCTAAGGAGGAAATCATTCATGGTACAAAAAACGAAAACACCCATCTTCCGCTTTAACCTACAGCGATTCAATGGAGCAGGAGTAATTCTCAGTAGCAGTTTAAGTGGACTTATCCCAGAAGAGACGTCGCAAGAAATCATCAAGGATGTGGTGCGGGGTTCGACGATCCTTAAGCTGGCTCAACTAGAGCCAATGACAACAGAAACAAAGAAAATTCCGGTGTTCTTGGATAAGCCCGGCGCATATTGGGTGGGTGAGGGTGAACGTATCAAAACATCTAGTGCACGGTGGACACAGGTTACATTGACAGCAAAGAAACTGGCAGTCATTATCCCTTTGACCAAGGAAGCGCTGAATCGTTCCAGAGTTGATGTCTTTGAAGAACTAAAGCCTTATGTGGTGGAAGCCTTTTATACCAAACTGGACGCGGCAACAATCATGGGAACGGAGACGCCATTTACATCTGACATTCTCACTGCTGCTACAAAGGCAGGCAATAGCTTTACCCGTGGTTCCGTGTCTGGTCAGAACTTGGCAGACGATGTAAATAGTGTGATGGCACTCATTGAAGCAGACGACCAGGAGCCCCGCGCTTTTGCCGCACACAATGGCTTGAAATCCTCGTTACGCGGTTTGAAAAATAGCAACGGTGATCCACTTTACCTGACAAGTGTTCGTGAAGGCGTCACAGAAGATTCCCTTTACTCCTTGCCGATTGAATACAGCCGTAACGGAGCCTGGGACAAGACGAAGGCGGACCTGATTGCAGGTGATTTCAAAAAGGCGAAGGTCGGTATTCTCAAAGACATCGAATATGAAATCTTGAAAGAGGCTACCTTGCAAAGCATTTCAGGTGCGGATGGGAAGCCTCTTTCTCTTGCAGAGCAAGACATGGTTGCATTGAAAGCTACGTTCCAAGTTGCTTTCCTTGTTATCAAAGAAGGGGCATTTGGTGTCCTTCGACCAACTGGATTTGTACCTACGCCTTAATTACCTAAAAGGAGCGATCATTCATGAAAAAACAAAATGATCTACTGACAATCACTGGTGGCAAGGACAAGAAAAAAATAAAAGTGACGCGGAAAGCATTTGAAGTCGTGTATGAACCATTGGGATACAAGCTGGAAGATGACCCTGTTGCAGATGAAGAGACGCCGGTGAATACCGATGGCAATTCTGACAAGTAGTGAGCTGATCGGTTTTTATGCTGAATTTGCTTCGTGGGAACTGAGCCGTCTTGATCCAGTCATTCTACGGGCGAATGTTTATGTGGAGGGGCATGTGACGATACCTGAACCTGTCCCTCTTGAATTGAAATTGGCCGTTGCAATGGTGGTCAAAGACATGGCCCAAGATCGACGATTGAGCAGTACCAAGCAAGGGGATTATCAGGAGACGTTTTCCTATGTGAGCAATGACCCCAAAGTCGAAGGTATTCTGAAAAAATATAGCAAGAACAGGGGGCAGAAGCTGTGGATGATCTAACCGAATATAAACGGCTTCTGTGCCACTCTTTTACCCTTCTGGATGTCGGGGGGGAACCTGACTCTTTCACTGGGGGAAAAGACCGCTCAGAATGGCTTCCTGTTGTTCAGCAAGTGCCTTGCAGGGTGTCCGGTTCCCCCGGTCGCATTCAACAGCTTACAGGGCGACAGGCGACGCCTCACGACTCACTCATGCACACCTTGTACGCAAATTTAAAAGCGGGTATGCGAATCCAAATAGAGCAACCTGAATTCACAGGCAGCCTGTATAAAGTCAGTCTCCCTTATCCTGTGTATGGCGCTGAAAGCTTACATCATTACGAAGTAGTGATTACAATGATCGATCCTGCCACGGGAGAGGAACCTGAAATCTGATGGCAAAGGTTGATAAGAGAGACCTGGAGCGTATGTACAAACGTTTGAAAAAGCATAACAAACGTGAAGTACAGGTTTCTATGGATCGGGTTGCCCGTATGGCTGGTATGCAGGTGTTGCGGGGAGCTCAAGATAGGGTTCCAGTACGGGATGGGATTCTTCGTGCTTCTCTGGTTATTGGTCACAAGGAAAATGTATTTGATTTGGTCCTAAGTGGGCTTCGAGCTGAAATCACGGTAGGCTCCAACCTGTCATATGCGCGTTACGTGGAAGAAGGGTTCACTCAGAGGAAAGGGCAATTTGTGCCGGGATACTGGGATCGAGAAAAATTCATCTATGTCCCTGATCATCCAGACGGCATGATCTTGAAAGGGAAGCGTTTTCCCGGTGTTCACTATCTTGCGAGATCGACAGCAGAGGTTGAGTCGATCATGGATGAGTTGGTAAAAGAAGAGCTAGATGATTTAGCTAGGAGGCTGTTTCCTGATGGGTGATGATGTGCTGTCTGTACGACACTGGCTATTTTCTCTGACGGGTATTCAAACAGAGAACCTTTCTGTGCCCAAGGACTTTAAACGGACTATGTGGTTTGTAGAAGAGCCATTTCGTATTCCGGAGCCACGGCGTGCTGATGCCTACCGAGAGAAAGGGACGATGAACTTTGTTCTGATGGCAAAGGATGCTGAACAACTCTTGTCTCTCTCTATATGTGTCAGGCAAGACCTTGCAGATCGTCGATGGACTCTTCCGCTCTACGGCACCGACAAGCAACAGGTAGGATATTTACGAGAATGTCGTTTGACCATGAGTAAGCCTGATAACCTCGATCGATCGTTTGAATTGAAATACACCGTATATATCCCGTATACTCCGGTGGTTTACGACCCGTTAGAAGTGATTCATAGACGTTACGATGAATCATTGAGGAAAGGAGGCAAGCCTCATGTCTCGCAAACAGGAGCAGGAAAAACCAGCTTATAAAAAAGAGCAAATCTTGAAGGTAGCAGAGCAAAAGTTCGGGTTAAACCGAACCGAAGCCATTGCTACCTTTTTTGATGCACCAGACGAGATGACTGTCGATCAAGCAGAGGAATTCGTGAAGAAATTCAAAGAAAGGACAGTGATGTAAATGGCTGGACAATATCAGTTGGGAGAAAACAAGGTCTTATCCGGTGTTTACTCCTTTTTGAAGTCATTCATCAAAGAGCAAACGACAATCGGCAATCGTGGAAAGCTTGCGTTACCAATCGTCGCAGATTGGGGACCGATCGGGGAATTTGTAACAGTCCGATCCAAGTCTTCCGCTGAGAAAATCTTTGGAGTCACAGAAGCGTTTAATTTGATTTGGGCAGCTAACCCTTATCCAACAGAGGTGTTGCTGTGCCGCGTGGCAGGGGATAATGCGGCCGTCGCAAGTGTGGCTTTGAAGAGTGCTGCAACCGATGTTCTACTTGTGGAAGCCAAGTACAAAGGCGAGGCAGGCAACAATTTGAAAGTCGTCGTGCAGCCAAGCTTGTTGGATGCTACCAAAACAGAGTTGCTGATCTATCGTGGAGCTGAGCTGGTGGACAGTCGTGCAGCGAAGACGGTGGATGAACTGGTTCAGGCTTTCAATGATAGTGAGTTCGTGGTCTTGAAAAAGATAGCTGATACGCTTCCCGAAGCAACTGCAGGTGTAAGCCTGATTGGAGGTAACAGCGGAACAAGCGTAGAGGCGACAAAATACACCGCCTATCAAAGCGCGCTGGCTACTCAAAAAGGCAAGTATAGTGTGTTTACTCTTGGGATTGCTGATCCTGCCCTAAATGCGGCAGCGGAAGACTGGACTAAACAGCAAAACGTGGTGGGTAATTACATCAAGTTTGTTTTCGGCGGCGATGAAACAAGGGATAAAAACAAGCAAACCATCATGAAAGCATCTACCGATGTGAACCACATGGCTGTTGTCAATGTAGGAAGTGGAGCACGTTGGAAAGGCAACACCTATGCGAGTTCAAAAGTGGCAATTTACATTGCATCCCTGATGGCTTCACTGCCTCTTAATTACACGATGGCATTGTACATTACGCCATTTGAATCCTTAACACATGAGTGGGACCCGGATGCGGACTTAATCGAAATGGTGCAAGCTGGCGTACTCATGCTGAACATGGACAATCGGCAGGTTATCATCCAGGAGCCTGTAAATACCCTGACTATTCCGGGGCCTGATCAGTCAAAAGATTACGGAAAGATTCGAGTGGCTGACACCTTCCACACCATTCTCCATGCAGAAGAGGAAGCAGGAAAGGAGTGGATTCGTCAGCAGCCAAACAGCAACAGTCCTGCCCGCCGCGCTGCCTTTTGCCAGATGATGAAGCAAGAAGTTTTCAGACCCCTTGCCACGCTGGAAGTCATCGCGAATGATTACGAATTCATCGAAGACCCGGAATATCACGGGGATGATCCGATTTACACACCTGCGCGTAATGCGGGTCATTTCATTTCTGGCTTCCGCCATCAAGATGCGCTCGAAAAAATTTATATCTACAACAAAGCGAAGTGAGGTGATACAGCATGAAAGAAACGTATTCCGGTACTCATGGGCATTTTTATGACCAGAATGGAAGGGAACTTCCCGAGTGCATTGGCTTCGAGCTCTCTGAGGAATTTGAGAAGGGAGAAAGTAAGAGGGCTGGGAAGCTTCGAAAAAGACATCGTGTGTTGGCATCTTCTGTTAGCATGACAGCTACGTTTGAACGTACATCGGATATCCAGCAACTCATCATGGAAATTGCAGCAAACCCTGAAAAGAAAGTGAATTTCATTGGGGAACTCGACGACAAAATTGCTGGTAAGTATCGCGTCGCTGTGACTGGTTTTTGCCCCGATTCACTGTCATTAGCAAAATGGAGCCACGGTGAACTAGATGAAGATACATCCCTCGAAGGTACAGTTGACGACTACGAGTTTATTTAAAAATATCAGGGCTATTCCAAGGAGGAACATCAAATGAGTCAGTTTTTGACGATGGAAGATTTTTTAAGCATGAATACGGAAGAAGTCGTAAAGGACGTATGGGATTGGAAAAAGAAAGGCGTCAAGTTGCCGATCCGATCGGTTTCCGGTGAAGTGTATTTCAAAGCAAGAAAGGCAGCGTTGAAGGTCTCTGTATCCGGTAAGAAGAGTAAAGCAGAACGGAAAGTGGAGTTTGATGACTTGCGTTTGAAAGCGGAGATCATCATTGCAGGTATCGACACGGATCGTACAGATTTTCGCATCGATTCTCAACAAGTACTTGCGAAGTTCGGTAAGATTGCTGCTGTGGATGTAGTCCCTTGCATCTTCAGCCCGAATGAAATTGATGCACTTCATGAGGCTATCTCTAAGATCAGCGATTTCACGGATGATGAGGAGGCTGAGGAAGAGGTAAAAAACTAATAAAAGAGAGTCCTGAGTTGGCTCTCTTTTCTTATATCTGGCAAGAGAAAGAAAGGTTACCGTCAGAAATTCTATGCCTTCCAGAACGCGAAAAACAGTTCGTCTTGGTTTCCACAGCGATGGAAATGGAGCGTAAAGCAGAGCAGGCAAAAAAACTAGAACGGCCAAAGGGTCGGCGGGTAAAGGGGAGGAGATAACCAATGGCAGCGACAACAACTCTTGCTTTTGAAGACAAGATAAGTCGGCAACTCACTTCTCTCCTACGTATGCTCGGCAAAACCTTAGATGCTTTCGATGATGTGGAAGATGCTGCAAGCGATGTGGAAGATGCGATTGAAAACATGGATGACGGCGCGATTAGGGAAATGGAAAGTGCCTTGGATGATGCTTACCAGCAAGCAACAAGACTATCTCGGGAACTTGCTGGTGTAGATCAAGAAGCCAGTGCCGTTGATGGTAAAGGGGCTTCGAGGCTGGAAAGAGCTCTCCGCGAAGCTGCAAAAGCTGGTGATGAAGCAGCAGCATCACTTGAGCATGTAGATGCCGTTGCAGGACATCTTGAGGAAATTGGCGGGCTGGCAACGGCGGGAGGTGCGGTCGTTACAGCAGGATTGTCTACGGCTGCTATCGCTGCACATGACATGGATCAAGCTCTTGGTATTCTTCAGGCGAATGTAGGTGCTACTGACGCTGAGATGTCAAGCCTGTCAGAAAGCGCCAAAGGGGTATTCTCATCAGGTTTGGTAGAAACGCCATTGGAAGCTGCTGAATCGTACGGAAGGCTTCGCCAACTTTTAGAGGGTACAGACGAGCAGATTGGGAAAGTGGCTGAAGGTGCTCTCGCACTTGAAAAGGCTTCTTTCGGTAATCTGGATCAAGCAAGCATTGCAAAAGCTTTGGATGTGATGCAAGGGCAATGGGCTACTGACCCAATTAAAGGATTGGACATGATTACAGCTGCTTACCAACGAGTGGGTGACAAGGCAGATGATTTGCTCGATACAATCTGGGAATACTCACCACAATTCGCGGAGGCAGGTATCAGTGCTGAAAAAATGATGGGGATGTTCGTTGCAGGAGCTGAAAAGGCATTTAATTTTGACAAGTTGGGAGATGCGTTCAAAGAGTCGTTCGGCATTCGATTGAACAAAGCGCTGGATGAGAAAGCCTTAGGCGCTCTTGAAGGTATTTTCGGTGAGGATAAACTGTTCAAAATGCTCGATCAGATCAAAGCCGGTGGAAAAGAAGCAGAAAATGCGATCATGACGATCACCGCAGGGATTGCTTCTATCAAGGATCAGAAGCTACAAGATGACGTCTTAGGAAACGTCTTTGGAACTCAGTATGAAGATGTTGGACGGGATGCTTTAATGGCCATGCTTAATGCTGGTCCACTTGAGGATTTCGCTGGCAAAACAACCGAAATTGTCGGTCAGGTATCGAATGAATGGCAAGCTATGGCAAATGAAATGCAGTTAGCTTTTGATCCTGTAGGTGACTCCGTATTAGAAGCGGCTAAACCAATTGTTGGTCTTCTTGCAAAAATTGCAAAGGGGATTGGGACATTTACAAAAGAGCATCCATTTATTACGAAGGTAGCTGTTTCGTTTTTGATGGTAATTGCTGCACTAGCGTTATTAGTAGGTCCATTGATCTTCCTGGCTGGCATATGGATGCCAGTATCAGCTGGTTTTGCAACAATGACTGGGGCAATGGCTGGGTTTGGAATCGCATCAATAAGTGCGTTGTGGCCTATTCTTCTAGTAATAGCAGCAGTGATAGCATTAATTGCCGTTGGCTGGTGGCTCTATGAAAATTGGGATATGGTCAGTGCTTATCTAGTAGCAGGCTGGGAATGGATTAAATCCGTGGGGATCGCAGCTTGGGAAGGACTCTCTGCCTACTTTGGTATGGTCATTGATTTTTGGAAAGGGTTGTTCACTGCCTTTATCCAGTTCCTCACAGGTGACTGGTCAGGGGCATGGGAGACAATTAAGGAAACTTTTTTCAACGCCTTTACTACGATCGACGGCTGGTTTGATGGGTGGATAAGTGGCTTGTTTGATAGCGGCAAAAAAATCATACTGACAATCGTTGACGGGATCTTATCTGTTAAGGACGAAGTAGCAAATGCTATTGCCAGTGCATTAGAATGGGCCGATCAATTCCTACCGCATTCGGATGCTGAGCTTGGCCCTTTTTCTCGCTTAACAGATAGTGGGATGGCAATTCCTGAGACTATGGCAATCGGTGTTGAAGCCTCAGGTGATTCATTAGCTGCAGCGCTGGATAGCACTTTTAGTCAGGTTCCAAGTTATACACCTTCTATAGCAAGTGGAACTCAGGCACAGTATACAAGTCCAAGTGAGCAGCCAACTTCTTTTTATATTGACTTCCGTCCCACTATTCAATTGACTGTGCAATCAACAATAGAGAATTCTGAGGAAGAATTAGAGAGCTTATGTGAGAAGATGGCCGATTTGCTTGCAGAAAAAATAGGACACGTATTAGCCGGTACAGGTTCTATCGTGCTTGAATAAGAGGAAATATATTCTCATACGGCAGCTTCCACATGTTATAATCTTCCATATACTACAGAATCGGCTCCTCAAGGGTGGTCGGCTCATCTCCCATGTCGGAAACGGGGGGAGGTGACGCCTGTGACAGTGTTCCAAGCATTGACGTTGATGATTTCATTCGCAATGCTCGTGGTAGCGATCCTGTCTTTCCCCAAAAAGAAATAGACCTCCCTTGGGTCCAAATCCGGAGAGGTCTATCTCTAGTGAATCCTTGAGCCGCCCCCATATAGGGAACGTCTGTTGTATAGGCCGTAGGTGCTGGAACACCTGCGGTCATTTTTAGTGTAATCCAGTTATATAACTTATATTACTGGATTTTTTCCATTACAGCAATTGTCAATCAAAATTGGGCGTTTCCACTTAAATAGCCTACGAGATTTATAAAGTAGAAGCACACTCAAACGGGTGTGCTTTTTATGTTGAGAGGAGAGATATAGAAACAAGTGAAATACAAGCACCTTGAGTTCTGGCTAACCTGGAACAATAACGTTGAAAAGCTTCGTCTTCCTGTCATTCCACCAAAAATAGCAGTAAAGATTGGGCATAGCTACATCGATATTGAACTGGTTGCCATTGGGGAATCGACTATCATCGGGGAGTCAACCTTGGAAGAGTATTCTTTTTCTACGTTTTGGCCTGAGACATATGATCCGGGGGTGTGTGAATACGATGGTTTTCCGTCTCCAGAAGAATTTGTGGAGACTTTGAAACGGTGGAAAAATTCGGGTTACCCGATTCGCTTTACAGTAACAGGAAGTGAACAAGATATTATCAATGTTCCAGTGACCATACGGGATTTTAGCTACGAATGGGACGGGTTTGACATAGATTTCAAGTTGGCATTGAAAGAGTATCGGTTCGTGACCATGGAGAGTACTGAGGTGAGTATTCCTTTCCAAACAACAGGTAAAGGGAAGCGACCGGATACACGAAAAGCAAAGGTGTCAGCCACCAAGAAAAAAGAAGAAAAAAAATCATTGGTTGATAAGTATCATTCACGATGAAATCTTGGGCGGAAAGGCGGGAGACTGATGCTGCCAAAATATCATTACGAGGTTCGATTCCAAAAGCCGGGTAAGCAAGCGCTTCGCCTTCCCTTCTCAGAAGCAACATGGTCCGGAAGTCGTCAGGAAGCAAAGCGTACTCTGGCTGTTAAAACCAACAATGGTCGGGATCGATTTTGGCCTGATGTGAATGTAGAAGAAGGCGACTTGATAGAGTTGATTTCCTTTATGTCTGGCACTCCACGCTCACTTTTCACAGGTATGGTTGTTGACTTAGGAAGGACAGCAAAAGGAGATATCAACGCAGTAGCATATGATTTCGGCTTTTATTTACTCAATAACGATGTAGCTGTGGTTTCAACAGGTGAAGCTGCCGATCAGCTTCTAAAGCGCATTTTCGGGCAGCATGGCATTCCCGTTGGGGGCATTGGAGCAATGCCTGCCGTGGAAAAACAAGTCATTCGCGGAAAGAGTGTATGGGATGCGGTTGTAGACGTCCTCAATCAAGTGTATCGATCATCTGGTGTTCGTTACTGGTGTTGGATTGAACTGGGAAAGGTGTACGTCGGTACACAGCGCGGACAATCCATCCAATGGAAGATGCAGCAGGGAAGTAACTTGTTGAATGCGGAGCGTAAGCGATCAATTGCAAACATGCGAACAGTCATTAGAGTCGTCGGGAGCGACAGTGAATACGTTTCTATTCTTCATGATGAAGTTGACTCTACTAATGCTAATCGGTACGGACATCTAGTTAAGGTGATAGAAATACAAGATGAAGATCGGGGAAGCAAAATTGCGTTGGCAAAACAAGAATTGCAAAATCTAAGTCGAGTCAAGGAACAGGCTTCGGTCACATCCTTGGGAATTGATGACGTCATCGCCGGGACAAAAATAGAAGTCTACGAGGAAATTACGAAACTGCAAGGGGTGTTTACTGTTTTCGGAGACAGTCATACCATCCGTCCTGGCTACCATGAAATGAAACTCGATCTGCAAATGGAGGTGAATGGAAGGTGAATGGCTATCAAAAGCTTGCCCAAGTTCTTTCAGCCAATCAAACAAAAGGAGCTGGCGGGGCAAATCCACCCCCAAAGGATATACGAATAGAGTTGGCAACTGTCATTAAGCCTCCACCAGATTTGAAAATCTTGATAGATGGTATGACAGAACCAATCGGGAAGGAGTTTATTACTGTCTTAGAACATTTGACGAGACATACACGAATTGTCACGATTACCCATCAAGAAAAAGAAGAGCGTGATCTGGGTGACATGAAAAAGGAAGATTTTTTAGACACGGATGACTTGGCTGCACCGTTTACCTCGTTCAAACATAACTATTTGTTACTGCAATTTGAGGACGTTTTGAAGTTAAACGATAAAGTACACGTGTTATCTGTGGACTCTGCCTATTACATCCTAGATAGGGTGAGACGCCCATGAGTATTTTTCCGGTTTTCCCAGTGACAGATGATAGCCCAGCACAGGAACTACGTCCCATTAAAAATATTCTCAGAACGTATAAGTTTGATTTCGAAACAGGGCAGTTTCCCGTGCGACCTGACGGCAAGTCAATCATAATTGATGGAGAAGAGGCACTACTCCAAAAAGCTACAAAAGCATTACGAACTGATCGCTATATGTTTTCTATTTATTCCTCAGATTATGGGAATGAACTGAAAGAGCTGATTAGGAGTGATGGAACGAGAGCGTGGAAGCAGGCAGAGGCTAAGCGGTTGATTCGGGAAGCTTTAGAATATCTGCATGGGATAGAACGTTGCGAAAGTTTCATTTTTGAGTGGGTAAGTAACACCTTGAAAATATCCTTTTTGATGCTTACTGAGGAAGGGGTCTTGGAGATGAGTATCAATGTCTGAAACTGATCTAAGTTTTCTGGAAAGCTCAACCTTTCAGCAAATTTTATATGAAATGCTACTCACCGTACCAGAGGATTTTGATAGAAGTGAAGGTTCAATTATTTACGATGCACTTGCGCCAATTGCACTAGCCTTATTCAGACATCATAAAGAACGCGGCAAGATCATTGAACAAGCTTTTGCTGTAACTGCGACGAGGAAGTACCTAGAGCTTATGGCAATAGATTACGGGTTAGCACTGGATAAAAACGAGCCTACGGAGGATTTACGCAACCGAATATTGCGCCATAAACGGAATCCTGAGCGCGGTGGAGCGTTACCCGACTATGAGCGCTGGGCTAGATCAATACCAGGGGTAAACTATGCGTCAGCACTAAACTTGATAAGAGGGATCGGCACCGTAGACATAGTTGTTGGTGGCACAATCCCTGATTTACTCGAGAAGGTTCAAGAGATAATTGACCGCCGCAAGCCGCCAGGTCTGGATGTAATTGTTCGACTTGTTAGTAAACAAGTAGTGAAAATTGAGGTTGCTGTTAGGGGATTAGACAAAGAAAAAGCACGACAAGCAATACTTGCTTATACCAGTTCGATTGGGGTTGGAGGTACCTTATTTCTTGCACAGATATTTGCAGCGTTGGTCGGAGCTGGGGCAACAGATGCTGAAATCCTTTTGCCGACGTCCAGTATTACACTAAGGCCAGATGCACAAATCGATCCGGTGGTGACGATCAAATGAACGAAGATCAGGATAATGTACTGATGGCGGAGCTATCTAGTGACTATAAAAAAAGTCGGCATATGCGTGCGATTATGAGTGCGGCTTCCGGCTATTTGCCAGTAGATAGCGACATGTGGAAAGCGTTTTTTCTTCATCTCATGCACAAGGAATCATTAGAACTTTGGAGGCGTGAACTAGACGCTGCCGATGATGAGGACCTGCTTGCAAAACTGAGAGCTGCTAACGGCAGGTTGACGGTTGAATCTATTCTTGCACAAGGATTTGGGCTGCAAGAATCATATCGACTGATGCCAGAAGACGGGCTAGTTGCTTCCGAATCTGGATACATGGCTGACGGCTGGGAATACGCGCCATTAACCTCCGTCATCTATACAACGCCGGAAACGCTTGGAATCGCACAGGGCATCGTCAAGTTAATGGGACTTGCTGGCTTTCGATACTTGTTTTCAATTGCGTTATCTCACAAGATCGAGTATGAACGAGGATCAGCAGGTGTAGGTGTGGACAGATATGGAGACATACTTACGGTTGACCATTGGGACGATGAACTGAGCGGAAAGGAAAAAGATACAGCTCTTTCGGTAACGCAGCATTCATTGCAAAACATAAAACATAAACGCAAGAGTTGGTGGTCACCTAACGTATTGTTTACGGATGATTTAACATTTGCTGACGAAGTATTTTATGTTCAGCAATCGAAGGTTACAAAAACGATATAGGGGGTGTATGAATTGCCTTCAAAAACAAGTGATGTAAAAGGTATGAAAACATATCAGACAGTTCATCTGGCCAAGGACAAGAATGTTTTTATTGCCGTTGGGAAAACATCTCCGTGGAATACTGAAAACCCAGAAAAGGTTCCAGATGTCTCTTATGGCCAGACGATTACAGAGATTGTGGCGTTAAAGCGAGCTGACCAAGTAAGGTTTGTCACGCCAGATGATACAAATGGAACGATCGAACAGCAAGGTCATAAGTGGCGTATCATTGATGAGGACGAAGCGCGGTTAGCCGATTGCAGATGGGTATATGTGCAAGCTTGGCTAAGATTCGATGAGTTTCCCATATGCACATACCGACAAACGGGTGTATATGCGGGTACGATATTGGCAGATGGATTACCAATTAATAAACAGGTAGTCAAACCGGATGAAGTGAAGGATATGGGTTTCCTGTTAGCTGTGACGAATCAGTCGCCACTTCAAAGGGAAGCCACACATCGTGAGAGCATTGAATATATTTTGGAACTGTAAAGGAGGGTAACGATGGGAAGGGAAGTATACAACCGATTTGATCCTACGAATAGATGGAAATCTGTTGATTTCGTCGGCGGTCGCCGTGTTCAAACTGCTGAGCTAAACGAAATACAGGCGATGTCTCTCTATCGCGATAAACAAATAGGGGACGTTATTTTCGGATCAGGACACATTTTAGAGGGCGGGCAGTTATTGATTAACAAGGAAAAGACAATCGTCATCCTATCAGCAGCACGGGTATATCTAGGAGGAATCATCCACGATGTACCAGAAACAACACTGACGATAAGGGGAACGGGAGAGGAAAGTATTGGGTTGCGGGTCAATTCACAAACAATTACATACGAAGACGACCCAACCCTGTATGATCCAGCGGTTGGGTTTTCTAATTTTGGCATGCCTGGCGCTCGGCGAACAGTTTTGAATGCCATATGGGTAGTTGATGATCCTGAAGCGACTCATATGTATCGGCTGGTAAACGGCGAGTTGATTACATCCAAGCTACCACCCGAATTAGAAGGTTTCACGCCCATTCTCGCAAGACGTTCGTATGATACGAATGGTTCATTTCTTGTCTCAGGCATGGATGGTTATATCGAGCCGAGGGATGCTGCAAACATAACACTCGTAATCGACGCCGGCAGAGCCTATGTTCTTGGGTACCAAATTGATAAGTTAGTTCCCTTACGAATTTCCATACCCAAGGCATTAGATAGTCGTGTGGTAGTTAACGAAACGAAGACATATCTGTCTAATATATTCTTTTACCCTCTAAATTCAAAGCCTGTAAAAGCTTTACAGACAGTAACAGCTACAGTTGAGAAGACAGAGACAATTACCCGTGGAAATGTGGCAGGAACCTCAGACCTTTTACCAAAGACGCCTGTTGTCGATATTGTTTCAATTCAGGCTGGTGGCACAACTTATATCAAAGGTACAGACTTCCAACTCTCAGGCGATGCCGTAGATTGGTCTTTGGCAGGTGCAGAACCTGCAGGGGGGATATCTTATACAGTCACGTATCGCTATACAAAACTAATGGTAATTGGCACAGACCTGATATTGGAGAACAACGGAGTAAGGTGGCTAAGTGGTGATAGGCCAGTGCCGAATTCAACTTTCCAGACGACTTATGAGTTTTATCTAGGACGGAAAGATGTCTACTATCTCACTTATCAAGGTGAAGTTCATATCATCCACGGTCAATCGGACATGAATCCTTACCCGCCGTCATCTCCACCGGATGTATTGGAATTGGGCGAATTGTATCTCCCACCGAACAGTGATGCTGTGGTCGTAACCAATCGCAAGCCAAAACGTTTGACGATGCTCGAGCTGCGCTCACTCCTGGATCGTTTGGAACGAGCAGAGTACAACCAAGCGGTGGCAGACCTCGACCGGCAGGCGCAAAACTCTGATCCGTCACTAGTGAAAAAGGGTGTTTTCACAGACAACTTCACCAATTTTGAACGCTCCGACGTTACCCATCCTGACTTTAATGCAATGATTAACCCTCGTGAGAAGACGGTGCAATTGCCAGTTGAGAATAGTTTTATTGAAATGCAAGTGAATCAAGCTGCTTCTACTGTTCAGTTTCATGAGCGTTTGATTACGTTGCCTTACACCGAAGAGGTGCTGATCGATCAGCCTTTTGCAACCGAGACAATGAACGTGAATCCATACCAAGTATTCGGGAATCTGGCCACAATTCGGTTGACCCCTTCTCATGATACCTGGGTGGAGACGTCTACAGTTACACAATCCGTTTGGGGATGGTGGTCGGATTGGAGGTCAACGGGAACGACCCGGACAGAAACAAAGGTCATATTAGATGAACAAGTTCCATTCATACGGCAACGGGAGGTAACAGTAGTAGGTGAAGGCTTTGAACCGAACAGTGATAATATCAAAGCTACATTTGACGGACTGCCCGTTGAACTTACGCCCTTGAACGGATCGTTTTCAGGTACACAACCAAACACAATCAAGGCAAACGCCCAAGGACGCTTTACCTGCAAGTTTACAATTCCAGCTGGTGTCCGCACAGGAACCCGCGAGGTCTATTTCTGGAATGAGGTGTAATGATGGCTACGAAACAAAATGAAGCGAAAGCGTCTTATACAGCGATTGGTCGGAAGCAAGTGGTGGAGCAGACGTTCTGGCAGATTCCATCATGGAGGTTAACTGACCCACTTGCTCAGACTTTTATGCTCACGGAAGAACGGTTTGTCACTTCAGTTGAGCTTTACTTCGGAACAAAAGACCCGGTAGCGGACTTAACGGTACAGCTCCGTACAGTAGTAAACGGCTATCCGTCCATGACAATCTTATCCTCTGTGGCAATCAACCCGTCCCAAGTGAATATTTCAAACGACGGCAGCAAAGCAACAAGGGTAAAGTTCCCGGAACCCGTGCTGATCCAAGCCAACACTGAGTATGCAATCGTACTTCTAACTCCTTCAAGTCAGTATAGAGCGTATGTAGCCCGAATGAGTGAGAAGGACCTGATTTCTAAGAAAGTCGTTTCACGCCAGCCGTACGACGTTGGTGTCCTGTTTTCGAGCTCAAACGGGTCGGCATGGACAGCACACCAGGACTCCGACTTGAAGTTTAAGCTTTACGGAGCCAAATTTACGAATGATGCAAAACTCCAATTTAATCCTGTTTCTGCCAATCAAGTCACTCAACTTGTCCTTTCTGCAAGCCAACTTATACCTCGAAATGCTGCTTTGTTATGGCAGTATTCCATAGATGAGCGAAATTGGTATGCATTAGATGATCTGGATGTGACATGGTTAACACAGCCGACAAACAAAGTGCATGTCCGGGCTCTATTTAAGACAACTGGGTCGTCACCAGTCGTTCAGTCAAGTGTGAGTCTTATCCCGATGGCGTATAAAAAGAATGGTATCTATCTGAGTCGGGAAATTTCAGCAACAGCGCCGTTTACGAAAGTCACTGTATATGTAGAGTTGAGCACACCAAGTGGTACATCACAATCTGTTGAATATTCCATCGATGGTGGTAAATCGTGGGCAACTATGGGATCAGCAACCGAACAAACACCAATCGATGAAGAGTTTACCCGATTGAAGTTCGAGCGGACGGTAGCTACTTCTACAAAGCTACGTATCAGGATTAAACAAAGTACAACGGTAGCAACATTGACGCCGAAGTCGCGGGCTCTAATGGTGCATACCTCATAAGGAAGGTGATTCAGATGTCAGTAATAAATGCACGTATATCGACGGACCCGAATCTCCCAGATAGCTTGTCATCGGGAGCTGCTAAAATTAATAGTAGCTTTGATGCGATAGATTCTGCTTTTGATAGCATTAATACAGGGTTGAACAAACATCGTTTCGCGGATACATTAGACCACCCAGACGGCTCTGTAACAAAAGAGAAGCTGTCGCCTGAGGTAATTGCACTTATAGAAGGATCGGCCGACATAGTAAAAATCGCTGATGTCCAAATGTCAGGTCAAACGACTATTGCGAACATCCCACAAACGTACCGTCATCTGAAGGCTTATATCGTTGCGCGGAGTGTGGCCAACGAACTTGATTCGTATTTTACTATCAGATTTAATGGCGTTATATCCCGTGATTATTGGGCATATAACACGTCGAACGCTCAAAATTCGTTTGTTTTTGCGAGGATCCCGGCTGCCAACGCAGATGCGGGGTTTTACTCCATAGAAGAATTACTCGTATTTGATTACGCAAATACAAACATAGCAAAGAGTGTCCAAGTGTCTCAGATTTCGAAACTTCAAAAGGCTGTATCCGGTAGCTCATCCTTTTCTGGAGGTACCTTCGATAAGACTGATGCTGTCACGTCCATTACCTTTTCTACAAGTGGTGGATTTACTGCGGATTCGCGAGTTGTACTATATGGTATTAGGTAGGAGGAAGTCTGCATGAAAAAGGTCACATTCGACTGCGTTACTGGTGAAACAGTAGAAGTTGACATGACACAAGAAGAGATTGCCGAGCTGGACCAAATAACCAACAGGCCGCCAACTCTTACACAGGAAGAACTACTATTGTTGGCTCTAACGGATACACAATTGAGGCTTGCCGAACAACAAGCACTCACCGATCAGTTGGCCCTTGCCATATCCCAAATTCAAATAGGGGGTGCTCAAGCATGAGTTTCAATCACTATATATGGAAATACCTTTTTGACCGGAAGCTTCGGCCTGCTTCGGATATAGAAGCGGCCTATCAAAAAGGCATCCTCACACGAGAGGAACGGGATGCGATTTTAGGGGCTGCGGAAGGTGGCAAACAAGTTTAATAAGAACAACTATTTCGGAGGAAAGAATTGTACCTAATTAGCTATGATAAATTAGTAGACCACAACACCAAGTAAGCTGATTTCCAACAATCAGTAAACTATTAATTAACTTTTTATATGGAAAAGACGAAAGCACTCATCGTATGGGTGCTATTTTTATTGCCCCAAGGGGGTGAGGAGGACGAGGAGCATATGCCTGATATTGAAATGGGCCGAGTATTAAGTGATATTCGCGAACGAATGGTTCGGGTAGAAACAAAAATTGACACGATGAATGATGTCCGTGCTACTGCAGAAGAGGCCAAAGAGACAGCGAATGAAGCATTGCAATATGGGAAATCCGCGCACCATCGGCTGAACGAAGTTTCTGATAATCAAAAATGGCTCTGGCGAACTGTGGTAGGCGCGGTAATCGTCGGAGCCATTGCACTTATGTGGAAGGGGATGAACTAATTGAAAGAAACGGATCTGCTAGAATTGGCAAATCAATATTTATTGGAGGACGTGCTAGTTGTTGTGATTGCACTTCTGGTCATTGGAGTGATGCTAAAGAAAACGCCGCGAATAGCTGATTGGCTGATTCCCTGGTTACTGACCGTGAGTGGCGTTGGACTAGCCTGGGGAGTGATGGGAGCCATAAGCGTTCAAGCAACAATTCAGGGCATTCTTGCAGCCGGGATCGCAACGCTGGGGCATCAGTTGTGGAAGCAGACTTTCGATAAGAGAAAGGAAGATGCAAAATGAAGATAAAAGGAATTGATTGTGCAGTACCTTTGACAGCTGAAAAAGCGAGAGCAATGGCGGCGGCGGGCATGAAATTTGTCTGCCGCTATCTTGTTCCTGTCAGCATGGAGTGGAAACGATTGACGCGGGTAGAAGCCGAAGCTATCACAGCGGCAGGGATGCAAGTTGTTTCTGTCTTCCAACGTGGTAATAACGATGCTGCTGGTGGAGCAGCCAACGGTACAAGGGACGGCAAAGCAGCTCTCCAGGAAGCCAAGCTTATTAGACAGCCAGAGGGTACAGCTATTTACTTTGCAGTTGACTATGACGCGCAGCCAAAGGATTACGCAGCGATGGAAGCGTATCTAAGAGCAGCCGCCAAGGAACTCCCGGGTTATTCGGTGGGTGTGTATGGCTCTTATGCAGTTGTTGAAGAAATGGCGAAGCGAGGAGCCTGCAAACATTTCTGGCAGACATACGCTTGGAGTAGGGGAAAGCTCTCTAAAGCGGCTAACATCTATCAGTACCAAAATGGACAGGAGCTTGCGGGGCACACAGTAGACTACAATGATGCTCTCGGCGGAGAGGGTTGGTGGAATACTAAGCTACCCGCTGTGGAAAAAACTGTGAACAAGTTTGACACAGAATCGGCAGAGGAAGTAATCGCGATTCTCGGCTCGGTCTGGATGGCCAGCGACAACGATCCAGGAGTGAGGGAAGCAGCTCACTACGCCGCGAACGCTTTACGTGATGCTGTAGGCATCCCGAAATAATGACTAAGCCCTCCTTCGGAATTCACAATCCGGGGAGGGCTACTTTTATTTACTATATTGTTTCACTTCAAAGGACAGAATGTGTTTCTGAGAAATATACTCCTGACGGCTGGTAAACGGCCCGATGTTGTATTCCTTGGTGAATACAAAAGCTTCACTTTGCTTGCCTTCATACCAGCTCACGAAATCGTTCACGATGTTGATGGATAGGTCATATTCCCGAGTGCTACCGTCTGTTAAAGAGATGACTAACAATGCACGGTTGCCGGTTGGTGTGGTCGTATCTGTTGGTGTAAGAGCCACTTCATTTGAATTTCCACTTTCCCCATCATCATTAATCGCTGTCACTACATAGTAGTAGGTAGTTCCGTTTGTAACATCAGTGTCGGTGTAGGTAGTGCCTGTGACATTAGATGCGATTGTAGTGTACGGGCCACCAGGTGTTGTTGAGCGCTTCAAGATGTAGCCTGTTGCTCCAGTTACAGCGTCCCAAGATAGAGTGTTCTTAGCGTTGCCTGCTGTTCCTGATAGGACAGGTTCATCAATGGGAGTAGTAGAAGATTTTTCAAACAATTCTAGTTCATTCAGACCAATTGTTTTCCCAGTTGGATCAAAATAGCTGTTTAAGATATTAAGTCTGTAATATCTATACGAAGTATCATTATTGAACTCATAGGATTGTGTTGTCACTACGTTTGGGTAAGTATCATTGGAAAGTAATGTCCATGTAGTTTTATCATTGGAACCATAAAATTTCCAATCTTTTACTGAGCTACCTTTACTTGAGGATGAGATGTGATACCCTTTAATATTGATTTTTTGCACTTTTTTAGTATTACCAGCTCCGAAATCAACAATAACAAAATGACCTTCCGCATCTGATGGTAGTAGATAAGTGTACCAACTTGCAAAAGAATCAGTATTATCGTCAAATACTTTCCAGCCAGCGTATGGAGCAAAGTAATTGTCTTCTTCAATAACAATAGGAGGGGCAGATGTATTACTAGTTAATTTCGGAACTAAATCATCAGAATATTGATCTTCAGCAAAAGCAAGATTCTGTCCAGTAAGGAGTAGGGCAAAAGCAAAAACAAAAGTTAGAAACTTAGTAATTAAATTCAT